CTTTATCTTTTAATTCTTCTATATCAGCTAATGCTTTGTCTAATTGTTGAGTTAAAAATTCTATATTAACTTTGTTTGTCATGTTCATCTCTTGAGTCTTTTCCATTTTCTCGACACTTTTATAAAGATCCTCAATTAAAAATATTTGCTCCTGATCCACGGGCACTTGTTCGGATCTCTTTAACAAATCATTTTCAAACAACTCACGTGATGTCTCTAGCGATACCAACCTGGCCGTCAGCTCCGTGTATGCGAACACGCCGGCTGCGACGAGTAAAATCAGAGAGGCAACCGTCTTCATCGGCATCTGCACGGCAGCCGATTCCGATATATTGAGTGGTTTGTTGCTCATTTTCTTTTCTTTTGTCTTTTAGGTGTAAACAATTTATCTATAAGCGCACAAAATTTGTCTAGCCCTGCAAAACATTTATATATAAATCTGTCAATCATCTAGGTATGTATCCCGGTTCCAAAAAGAAAGCCAGTAAACACATTAAAATAATTAACGCTCCCGTGAAATAATAATTCATTCCTGGCTACCTCTATTGTCATAATTAAAATATTATGGCTCCTACTATAAAACCAGCTACAACACAAATTATTTCTGTTCTGTAGTGTAATTGCCAGACCATAAACTTATCTTTGTATTTATTTATCATTGTCTTCCTCCAAGTTTCTCAACTGATAGTCATAACTGCCTTCTTCATGTTCGTCAGTTATCCATTTAGCCGAGTTTTCTACGGAGTATATCTTACTTGTAACAAGTCTGTTAATCAAGTTTTTTGATGGGTCTACACCCATTGATGCATCAAACATTTTAAGCCTATTATTAGGCTGGATTGCAAAGTTTCCATCTTCTAATTGTAGTACATGACCACACTTATGCTGGTCTGGTTTCTCTGCATAACCAAAATTTAATTCGTTGAAGTCTCCTGCACACCAGTCAATGGTGAATAGGTATTTGCCTTTACGTTTTACTCTACGTCTGGATGTGTATTGCATGGTTGCACCAGCTAATTCATAAAAAGTTGTGACGCTTACGTTGTAGCTGAAGCTATCCCACATAACTAATTCATCTAATGGTAGTTCTTTTACACCTGGTTTAGTGCAGAAAGCTGAGATAGGTGCTCGCCACCATAGGCCACCATCTTCCATTAAGAAATGAAACAACGGCACTCTGTTTGGTATAGAACTAAAACCAAACACTCCTACTTCAAAATATTTATCGTGTGAATCTTTTTGATCTCTTAAGTAATTACCTCTGACATAGCACTCTATGACAGGTATGTTTGCATTTAAATAAGCCATGTTATTTTTTATTAAAAAATAAGCTAAGTGTAAACCTATAAGTTGGTCCCAGTATGTTTTGGGATTTTATTGTGTGGGGTACACTACCATCAAAATATATTAATCTATTTGGTGTATATGGACCTGTAAATAAAACACTTTTACCATCTTTATCGTAAAAAATTGTCTCACCTCCCCAATCTTTGTCCCATTTAGTATTAATATAATATAGCGCAACCATTGCATCTTTGTGAGTGTGCATAAAATTTATGTCCAAAGGTTTAGTTAAATTAACAATACAGGCCGTAGTTTTGTTTTTATGTTTATTTTTTAAAATTTTATTTACAGGATCCAGTATGTTTATTTTTTCTACATCTTCTTTAGAATAACTACTATATATGTTAGGATATCTTTTGTGTTCAGGATTGTTAGTATCATTCCAACCTATTTTGTAGTGAGAGTTTAATGCAAACTCGTATATAAAATCATGTTCAGATGGTTTTAAAAAATCATCAAAAACTTTAATCATTTATTTCACCCCAGTTCTCACCCCATTCATAGTCTACTTTATTTGGCACTTCTAATTCAACAGCGTGTTCCATAATTTCAATAACTTTTTTTGCTTGCTCATCACTTTCAATAGATAGATCTAGCTCATCGTGTATCTGTATGTGTGGTACAATTCCTTCTTTATATAATTCCAACATAGATTTTTTTGTCATGTCAGCAGCTGATCCTTGTATTAATTTATTCAATGCTTTGTAAGTGTAAGCTCTCTTGATGCCCGGTCCGTGTTCAGCCAATGCATCTTCATGAGTCATAGCTTTATGCATACCAAAACTATTAGGTTCCCACAGATGAAACCTGCATAGTCTACCAAGTAGAGTTCTTATTTGTCCTCTGTCTTGTGCTCTGTTAGATGCTTTGTCCATTAGTTGTTTAACAAAAGGTACCTTAGCGTGATATGTATTAAATAATTCTGCAGCTTTATCTTTGCTCACACCTAACTCTGCTTGCAACTTAGCTTTACCCATGCCGTAGAACAATCCTAAGTTAATTGTCTTAGCTTGTGTTCTAGGTATCTCAGCCATATCTGCTACGGTCTGGTGAAAATCTGAGTTAGGATCATTTTGATATGCGTCTACAACATCGTATACAGATGGTAGTTTATACAAAGAAGCATAATGCACTACCAGCCTAGGCTCTTGCTGAGAATAGTCAAATACACCCCACTTACAGTCCTTCTCAGGTATAAATAATGACCTTATCTTAGGTCCAAGATCTTTGTTTCTTGCAGGAATTTGCTGAAGGTTTGGGTTCTGGTAAGAGAACCTACCAGTAACTGTACCACCTCCAGCGTTCCTTAACTGATTTATCTCAGCATGTATTCTACCGTTATGCTCATAACGTAGTATAGAATCTATAAAAGTTGTATGTGCTTTGTTAACTTCTCTTGCCTTTGCAATCATATTAACAACAGGATGTTTATGTTCTTGTAAAAAATTTTTTGTAAAGGATGGTGCTTGTGTTTTTTCTGTTCTTTCAAATTCTATTTTTAAATTTTCAAAAACCTCTGCAATAGAAGCTGCAGCCCATATTTGTGGACGCACATTCGTTTCTTTTTCAATTGCATTTAATAATTCATTCTCTTCATTTATTAATTGTTTCTTTAAACTATGTGCTCGTTCTACATCTACACGTACACCTTTGAATCTCATGTCGACCAGGCAAGGAAATAAATCAGTTTCTAGTTCCATAATTGATTGTAAGTCTTGTGAAATAATTTCTTTTTTCATTTCTTGCCATAAACCATACGTTGCTTCTGCATCTCTTTCTGCATAGCTACCTACGTTTAATGATGGCAGTTTATACATTTCAGACTTTGGATCTATACCCCACTCAGCTGCTGCTTCTGCAAGTGCAGCTTCGTTTTTACCAAACCCTAAATACTTCCAGGATAAACTATTTAGATCATATCTAAATCTATTTTCATCTGTTATGGCTGCAGCTATCATTGTATCAACAATCATACCATTAATTGTTAAACCCATAGCTCTAATCCAACACACGTCGTACATTGCATTATGAAATATTTTTGTAGAGTCTGTTTTAAGAATATCTTGAAACCATTCTAAAACTTTTTTCTTATCCATATTGCCACCGCCTTCGTGTGCAATAGGAAAATATCCTTTGTAATGTTTTGTTGCAACAGCAATACCAATAACTTCACCATTACCTATAATAGACCCAGATCCTTTTTTAATTAGATCAGGATCTTTTGTCTCCAAGTCAATTGCTATTTCATCTACCTGTCGTAAGTCAGGAAATTCTGTAGGTATTACCCATTCTGTTTGTGCACTAAACGTTGGTATTTTCATTTTGTTTCCTCTGCTCGTATACGTGATTGGTTTCTATTTCTTTTTTTAATTTATCTTTGTTGCTAAACGCATACAAAGCAGCATTATAATTATGTGGAAATATTTCCCAATCAACCAAAGCAGGATAAATTTCTAAATTAAATGTATGTTTATTAATCTTTATTACTTTTCTAATTACGCTTCCTTTTTTATTTTTCATATTAAATAACACAAAACTAATAGACACGTAAACAAACCCATGTAATGTGGTATGTGATTATTTGGTTCCATAGTCCCTTTCTTTTATCATTTCTAAATAATGTATTGCTTTATCTATGTCTTCTATTCCCCCTTTTCGAGAATGTCTGCATATGTATTTTATAGCATTTCCTTCTGCAAAAAGCAATTTGTTCTTGTTTATAAACTCTGCTGGCTGTATTTCCATATACAGATAGTGAGTCCCCGAAACTTGTTTATGTAATGCTTTCGATGTCATAACCTCTGTCCTCCTGTTTAGCTGTCATTATATATAAATTTTGTTTTGCACGTGTGACACCTACGTACCAAACCCTGTGTTCTTCATCATGTTTTTCTTCGCTTTTCTCTATGGCGTCTCTTATCTTTTTTGTGTTATCTAAAATTAATAAAACATTTGTTGCTTCACCGCCTTTAGCTGCATGTATTGTCGATAATTGTACTCTTGCAGGTTTAGATAATTGTTCTTCACTACGTAACATTTCTCTAATGTATAAACATTCTTCGTAATCTTGTGTAAATACTTCGTACCAGTCATGCTCTTTATAAAAATCAAACTCTGTTAAGTCATACATTCTTTCTTCTGTAGGAAATGGATCTGGACTTTGACCTGCTTGTTCTAAAACATCTTTTACTTCAGACAAAGATAATTTATCTCCTTGTTGCCATCTTGTGTAATGTTTTATTGCTGTATACAACCTTGTCTTATAACTCTTTCTACCTTTTAATTCAAAGTAAATAGCCATATCTTTTAAAATAGGTTTTAATTTATTTAATTTGTCATTGGTTCTAGACAACACCAGCCAGTCACCATCATGCAATGGTGCATCTTCTATTGACGTAATGTAGTTTGTAGACCCTGATTTCGGACGCGGCGCCCATGTTTTTTTAATACGTCTATCATCTGGTATTCGACTCAGTATTTGATCAGCAACAAATTGTACTTGTCTCGGCACCCTGTAAGATTGTGGCAAAACTATGTTCTTTGCAGGCTCGTCTTGAAATCGTTGCACATCTGCACCAGCCCAACCATAAATAGCTTGATCATCATCACCGGCTAGTATAACATGTTTGGAGTTTTTCTTAAGTATATCGTACATTTTCCACTGTATTGGTGATAAATCCTGCGCCTCGTCAATAAATATTACATCATATTTTGGACACAATTCTGCCACATTAAATTTTTCGATCATGTCTGTGAAGTCCACTAGGCCAAAAGCTTTTTTGTAATTGTCAACTTCATCTTTTAAAATTTGTAGTAAATGTTTATCTATGTCTTCTGAATACATGTCTGTGTTGTATTCTTCTTCTACAGTTATATTTTTAATTCTGGCTGCATTAATGATGTTAAAGTATTCACTATCGGAATCTACAAAACCTGTCTTTTCTTCTCCGTTAGAGTATACTGTGACCTCTATCCCTAGTTTACGACCTATGTCCTGATAGTGTTCGTCCTGCATTACATTACTCTTCTTCATACCTAATTGTGTAAACGCTAAAGAGTGTAGAGTTCTAAAATGTTTTAGATCTTTTTTCTCAAATGCTGTGTGATAGTCTAACATTCTGTCTACAGCTTCACCTGCAGCTTTAGTTGTAAATGCAAAGTATCCTATCCTATCAATAGGTGTTCCTAGTTTTAAAAATGTTTTAACATACTTTAATAGTTTAGTTGTTTTACCTGTACCTGGAGGACCTAATATTTTTCTGACAGCCATTACATTATCTCCGTGTTATGTTTTAATTTAGTATGATTAATTTCTATGTCTTTAAATTGTTCAATACTTATTGACACTATGTTTTTTGTTGGTGTATTATATTTACCTTTTTCTTTTGCAGGAAATCTTTTCTGTTCTAAAAATTGTATATCACAATGTTTGTAGTTAGTTTTCATCATGACACCTGTCTTATCTTCACCATGTTTCCAATTCTTTGATTTTAATTTGTCATAAAATTTATCAAACTTAAAGTATGCATAACCATCTTCTACTAATACTGTGCCAGATTTAAATGATGCATCGTTCATAGCTTTAGGCCCGTTTATTTTTGCGTGTAATACATCGTGTAGTTTTTCTCTTGGTGATGTGCCTACAGGTGGATTAATTACTTTTTGTGTTTTGAATAAAGCTTCTAATACTGTTTGGTCTTCTGGTGCTTTTATAATTGGTGGTGGAAACCCTGCAGCTTTTGCTATTGAGTTTCTACGTTTACGTTGATCTGTTACATGTTCAATTGTTTTACAATGCACTGTTGCTTTACCAATACCATCTGGTTTAGTCAC